GTTCGCTCTGCTGTTTGGTGAGCGCTTTACAGGTGCCATGGAGTAAGGAAGGGATATGATTAGACCTCTCGCGCTAACGCGCCAGCCGCTTCGCGGCGCGCGATAGCGGGGGCTAAGGAGGATCCTCCCGCGCTCCGCGCTGGCCGCTCCACCTTAGCCCGCGCTATCGCATCAGGTTTGGCATACTGCATCTCATACACAAAGGGCAGCATCGTTGGGCTGCCCCTGGAATAACCTCCCCAGACACAGAAATCCTGACACTCCCTTTCTTATTCGTTGTGAAGCTATCATTCGTTGTGAAGTGGACTCCATAACGCTTGCCGTTGACGTAGAACTCATAACCCCAGATGTTCTGAGTGCCATCGATCTCGCAGTTGAGGCGCTGCATCTGTACCCCTACCCACTCCGTTTGGGCCTTTTGGAAAGCCTTTGCGTCCTTCGCTGCCCGCAGGATCGAATTCGCGATTTGCTCGGCTTCGAAGTGCCACATGTCGGCGATATATCCCCCTTCTTTGACTAGGACTCTTACAGAGGCCCCGCTCCTTTCAATAAGCGCGAGAAAGTCACGATCCTCGTCAAGCGTGTTGTCGTAATAGTCCTTTGCCCACGGCATGCCGACGATCTCGGCAATCGCGGCCTGAGCGGCCTCATCAATTTTTACTCTCTGGCTCATTCTTCGTTCTCCCACAGAGCGTATCTGGCGGTCACATCCTTATGCCCAAAGGCGTTTAGCCGGCCGTCCCAAAAAATCGGCAGCCGGTGGAACGAGCCGAACGGGATGAAGTCTTGGCCGTCGAAAACCGCAAACCCCTGAAAAAGGGTCTTGCCGTAGTACGGTTCCGGTGTGCCAGTGTTTTGATCTTTTTCTTTGACTTCGAGCCTGAGCGGCAAGCCGCGCGGCGGCGTCGTGTCTGGGAAGTTTTTCCATTGCGTCATGCTTCGTCCTCCTTACGGAAAGCCCCGCACGAAGCGGGGCATGAGTGGGTTACTGGTGCTTGAAGCTCAAGCGAATGTCGCCGTTGTCTTCAACAGTCATTGACGTACCGGCGATCTTTTTCAACGCTTCTGGATCAAACGCGGTCGTCTGTTCGGCGGGCACCGTTTCAGCGACGGGTTTGTCGACGGTTTCCTCGCTTTCTTCAGCGGTTTCTTCAGTGTCGTCATAAGCAAACATCAGAGCACTGATTTCGTCGCTTTCGATTTTGGCGCGCTCGATTGTGAGTGCGTAGTTGCAGACGGAATGGGCGAGATTCTGGAGGACTTCCTTTTGTTCGCTTTTGTGGCTTTCGAAGGCGATCAAGAGAGCAGATTCGACGAGGAGAGAAGTGTCGATGTCGTCGATCTGGTTGTCATACTGATTGTTGATGTCGAACAGAGCGGACTGGATGATTTCAGAGGATTTGGCTTTAAGCATGATTTTCTCCTTGTTGAGATGGTGGGTTAATTGTTTTCGTTGACTGCGTCGTCGATATACTCGGCGTCGTTCACGTCGCCTTTCTCGATGAACTCTGCATCGAGGAAGTCCTGGTCCGTCGTTGCCTCGCCTCGGTCAGTCTTCTCGTCGATCTCGACGGCGCGGACGGCTTCGATGCTCACCGGCAGGTACTTGAACAGGCGGCGGATGACGGTCTTCTTGGCCATCTCCTCCCAGTGGGAGGACCACGGGCCGGAGTTGCCAGCCTTCGAGGAGGTGCGGACCTTCTCGATCTCTGCGCGGCTCATCACTTCGAACTGGACGCCACCGCCTTTGAGTTTGGCGACGGCATAGACGTGAGTGACCTTTCCTCGATCCGCAACCGACGCAGGAATGTGCTCGATGTCCGGGTCAAGGCCGAGCTTGTAGTTGAAGGTGTCCTGTTCGTGCACGCAGTAGGCTTGCAGGCTTACGATTTGGCCTGAACGACGTGCGAGGTCGATCATTCCTCGGTAGCCGATAATCAACTGCGCGTTCGGACGGCCTTGTTTGTCCTTTCCGTTGCCGAAGGGGAGTAGGTAGCAATGCCCGAGCGCGGAGCCGGGCTCAAGGCCAAGGGCGGCGCACTGGAGGACGACGCCGTAGAAGGACTCAGGTGCGCACTTGAGAAGCGCCGGGGTCTTCCTGCACTCGGTCATCACGATGCGCGTCAGACGGTCGGGCGTCATGCTCTTGGGCATGGCGAGTGCCATCTGCTTCTGGAAGTTCGGCTGTCGGATCATTCCGAGAAGCGTCGTCGGATTCTTTGCGGCTTGGACGACAGCAGTCTGTGCGGCGGCAGGAGCAACCTGCGATTTGAGAACGTCAGTAGTTGACATGAGTTTCCTTTTTAAGCGAGTCGAAGGATTCGGGTGGAGGTGGTCTGTACGAAATCTGCGTACAGGTCAGGGTGTTCTTTCTTGAATGCGGTGGAGGAGAAGCGAGAGCTGTTCTGCGCCTTGAACGTGACGGCCTTTTGACCGCCGATCGTGAGGCCTGTCTTTTCACCGATGGCGAGGATCACGCGAGAGGCGACGGCCTTCTCTTGCTCCTGAAGCTCTTTGATCTGCTCTTTGATCGTTCGGAGCTCGCCGATGTCGGCAGCTTCGTCGTTACTGGCTTCTTTCAACTCGCCGTTGTCTCGGGAATAGAGCTTCTTGATGTCGTCGACGTTGATGGGGTCGGGGGCGACGTCAGCAAGGACCTTCTCGAACCAGAAGGCGCGGCACTTTTCGACGATGGCTTTGATCACGTCCTCATCGCGCTGCACTTCGTACATTCGGAAGTCCTGACCGCCGATGAGAACAGCGACATAGAACTTCTTGATGCCCGTCACCGCCATGTACCACTGAATCTGCGTTTCGTAGTAGAGCGGAATCTGGTGATCGGTGACGACCTTGCCGGACACGATCTCATCTTCCTGCGAAGGTCCCCACTTGTCAGCCATGAAGGCGTTGGCGGTCTTGCACTCGAGGCCGACGTCCGTCGAAAGCATGAGGCCGGTTTCGGCTGCCTTCGCGGGCTTGTTGACACGGACCGTTTTGGCAATCTGTTCGTTGACGATTGCTCGGTCGATGTTGCCGCGCATCCACCCGTCTTCGCCGGTCGAAAGAAGGAAGTTCACGCGCTGAATCTTCATGCCAGTGCGCTTGCTGAACTCTTTCGCAACCACGTCTTCAAGCGTGGTTCCCCAGTAGGCAGCTTCCCCTGCCGGTGAGCCTTTGGTCTTGCCGGTCTTCTCTTCCCACAAGCTCAGCGGCGTCTTGTAAGGGTTGAGGCCGAGGACGGTTGCAACGTCTGAACCGCCGATGCCCTTGCTACGTTCTTGTAGCCAGGCATCGCGTTCCATCTCTGCAGTCTTAATTGCTGCCATTCAAAACTCCTTGAAAGATCGCTGCCGCAACAATTGCGAGCGCTCCTACGAGAACAACGACCTTCCAGACCAGCGATGGTTGTTCACATGAAAAAGGCTCGACGTTCTGCCGAGCCTGCTTTGCTTTCTTACGCTGTTCGAGCGGTCGCTTTGGTGTCTTGCGTTTCATGTCGAAGTCCCTTGGAATGTGGTCAATGATGTGGACCGGGTCGGAGAAGCTCATGCTGCTTCCTCCTCCTCGCGCTCCTGCCAGAGCACGCGAAGCTCCTCGAGGCAGTCCTCCATGATGTCCTTGTCGAGCCCCGCGTCGTTGGCTGCTTCGGTGAACTCTTCGATCGTGACGAGCTCGCCTCCAGCTGTAAGCGTGTCGAGATCGAGCACGTACCCGTCGACAAGGATCGGCTGCTCGTCCGGATACTCGTCGTACACTGACGGGACGCCGCCCATGCCGAAATAGAAGCCGTTGCTCATGCGAAGTACCTCAACTCGAGAATGGTGATCATGGTTGACTCCAGGTCAGATAGCTGATCCAAGCACTCTCACCCGCATGGCTGTGTCAAGTGAGGAACGGGCAAGGGCGCTTGGATCGGCTTTCTTGAGGCAATAAAAAAGCCCCCGGCGTGGTGCCGAGGGCAGGAAAAGCAAAGCCCCGTCAGTTTTCACCGACGGGGCTGAATGTCGCTACGGTCGATTGCAATCTCGGTTCCGTAGAGGCCTTCCATAGGAAAGGACTTTAAACGAGTTCGGCGAACCGAACTGTGCCACTTCTGAAACTAACACAGAACGTCCCTAAAGTCAAATACCTGGAAGGTGCCGTTTTCAACTTTTACTGAACCCGTGACGCCGTATCCTGCGAGAACTCCCGTGAAGATTTCGCACATGGTGCCAGCGGGCAAAGTTAGATAGTTGTATTCGCGCTTACCATCCCCACCATCTTTACACAGGAGGGGGAGTGAAAGGCGCTTGTAGCTCAGTGTGTAAAGCATGTCGCACTTAGCCCAACACTTCAAGCTAGGGTACGCAGGAGAAATAGGTGCACAAAGATTGATTTCAACGTTGTAAGAGCGTTTTACCATCGGCTCTGTTGTGCTCAAGGGTACGAGCGTGGCATATCCGAAGCGATTGCGGTCCTTTGGCGAAATGCACACCACGGGGCGTCGCTTGACCATTTCTGGCTTTTCGAAGTCTTTCGGGAAATCGCAGATCAAGATTTGCCCGATTGCCGGTTGGAAACGGATAGGCATGCAAATTTATCCTTGGCAAAGTGAGATGTCAGCAATTGTACGTGAAAGCCCATCGAAGCGTCCTTGGTAAAGACGCTTCGATCGGCTTTCACACGAGACTCGGGTGTGCTCCTGCCGGCTGCTTGATCTTGCGATCCGTACCCCGGAGGCCCCTACGCGGGCGGCTGTGCCATCCCGTGCTAGCTACATGCAGGTCGTCGTAGCTCGCTCGCACTCGCCCGGCTGCCGTGCCGAGGTCTTAGCGGTCCGGGACCCTTCCTCCCTTTGCTCCTCACAGCCGGCGGGTTAGGCCATTTGTGGAGAGGTTGCGTCTATTCAAGCGCTCTCACGTGTTGCTCTTTGCAGGTGCCCGCAACAGCGCTTGAATAGACCGCCTGAACAACAGGCGGAGAATTCGTTCACTTAAGAATCGTGAGAACCAGTACGGCAATGGCCGGGATGGCGAGCATCGCGCCGAAGAACAGGTTGACGCCGAACTCGATCGTGTCTTCATCCGTGAGCGTGCGCGGGTCGGCGCTGGGCGTCGAAGCGAAGAAGAAGTTGGCGAGCTTGGACATGGTTGACTCCTAGAGAGACTGGAGAATCTGGTTGACGTTGCGGGCGACCTGCGAGTACTTCTGAGTGATCGTCCTTTGTGCCCTGATTGAGGGCGTCGTGAGCATGTAGAACGTGAGCTCCTGTGCGGCCGTGAAGTCCGCCATTGTGGCGACCAGCACGTCGTGGACGAGGCATGCGTCGCGGCCGAGGCGGTGAAGGCGGATGGCCAGCACTTGATCGAACTCGGCGGCCTTCATTCCCTCTCATCCCTGAGAAGGCGGTAGATCTGGATCGCGATCGCATACTCCATCGCGCCTGTCTCGACCCTCATTTCGCTCGCAAAGACGTTGTCCGGCGAGGCGGTGAAGGAGCGGGACGTGATGACGAAGAAGTCCGCCAGATCGTTCAGAAGGCACGTAGCGGCGAAGGGATCGCGCTTGGTGATGTCGCGGATGAGCTCGCGCACGCCCCTGATGTCGAGCTTCTGGAGCTCTTCGGTGATGAGGTAGAGGTCGGCTTCATCAAGGCCGTATGCGCTGGAGATGCGGGCGTCGATGCAGGCGCGGAAGTCGTCGAAGGTCATGGTGTTCTCCTGCAGAAAATCGGAAAATCGTTTGTGTTTTCCGTAGTCCTTATATTACGGCAAACCGTAATGCTCCCGCAAGCAAAAGTTTCGGTATCCCGCAATGCACTTAACCGAAATCAAAGAAACGTAAAAAAGCCCGCGCAAGGCGGGCTATAGGACGGTGGAAGGTGGTATGGGCGTTAGAGCCAGCTACCGCCGGAGCGGTCGCGGACGCGGCCGATGAGGTGGAATGTCTGCATGTCGGCGCCGGAAATCGTCTCGTCGGGCACCTCCGGATTGAGCGACTGGATGAGCAGTCCATTGATGAGGGAGCGCAGGACCTTGACCCTCATCTTGCCGTGAATCATGAATACGTAGACCTTGCCGCTGATGATGTCGGTCGGCGTGCAGTCCACAAGGATCTTGTCGCCGTCCCACAGGTAGGGCTCCATGCTGTCGCCGTGGACCTCGAAGGTCTTGCAGTTCTCGGGGTTGATCTGGTGAAGCTGAAACCACGAGCGGGGCTTGATGAAGCCGCATTCCTTGCCGTCAACTTCTTCAAAGACGGGGTTTTCGTTTCCGGGGCCAGCAGATGCTTGCACATGGTACTGAGGGATCACGATGTAGTTAGGGTCTGGGAGCGCCGCGCCTTCGCCAGTGTCCTCATAGACCTGTACCGAGGTCGAGCGCATGGCGCCGATGCCTTCAGCGAGCCAGGACGCATTGACGCCGAGGTACTCGGCTGCGCGTAGGGCGTGCTTGTAGTTGATTGCCTTCGTCTTTCCCGAGAACCAGTCCGTCATGGATGACGGACTCAGACCGCAGTGCTTTGCGAGGCCGGCCTTGTTCTTGTAAGGGGCGGTCAACTGGGCGGCCTCAAGAGCTTCCGCCAATCGTGTCGAGAGCGTGCTCATAGTCTTTCTCCGTGTCTAGGTTTCGGCATACCTTAAACATAGTTGAGGGTGTGTTGCCTGTCAATTACGGAATACCGTATACTAGCTCCGTAACATCCTTTCACCTTCCCGAACTGATATGCAAGAGAACAAGCTCAAAAAGCCGAGAAGGCTCGATCCTGCCTTCAGCGCCCGCGTCATCGACGAGCTGGGCGGCACCAGCGCTGTCGCTCGTATCTGCGGCGTCACGCCGTCAAGCGCCAGTGAGTGGAAAGTGGACGGCATCTCTCGCGGCTACTTCATGTACCTGCGCGAGCGCTTCTCCCACCTTCCCATCATGCGCGAGAAGACCGCGCGCGACTTCTGATCCGACTGTCGGAGGTCCTATGAACTACTACCCGCACAACATCGGCGACTTTGCCATTGAGACGAAGTACATGACCTTTGAGCAGAAGGGCATCTACATCGACTTGCTCGACCGCTATCTATCCACTGGCAAGCCACTGGCTACCCAGTGGGTCGCGGCAATCGAGCGACTGGCTAGCGACGGTGCCGTGAAGTCGGTTTTGACCCTCTGTTTTGAGGAAAAAGACGGCTTCTACTACCACGCAGGGTGCGAAAAACTGCTCGCCGACTATGCCGCAACGGTCGAAAAGAACCGCCGGAACGCCAGAAGCCGCTCGAAGAGGACTTCCGAAACCGTTGAAGACGAACAGTTTGAAGCCAGTGGCAACTCAGTGTCAGCCCAGTCGCTAGCCACTGGGGTACCTAACCAAGAACCAATAACCAGTAACCAGAAACCAGAAAAAGAGGAAGCGCGGTCAAAGCCCGCGCGTCGTCCCGCGCCGAAGCTTGTCAAGCCGGAAGGCGTCTCGGACGGGGTCTGGGATGAATGGCAAGCCCTCAAGCGAAAGCTTTGCAAGTCCTGCTCACAGCGCATGGTCGACGCGATTGACCGTGAAGCCAAAAAGGCAGGCATGACGGTTGAGGAGGCAATGGTCTATCAGCTCGAAAAAGGCTGGAAGGGCTTTGAGGCCGAATGGGTCCTCCGTGACCGAGGGCAGTTTTCCGATCAACCCAAATCTCAAACCAAATTCGTCCTCCGCGAAAAGAGGCAGGAAGACCGCAGATACGGACTTTGAACATGCAGCAGATTTCTGAACTTTCGCAAGCCATCCCGGCATCGAAAACCGAAACGTTTACTTGCCCCATTCACGGTGACATGGTCTATGAGACCTATCGCCTGCCGGATGGATCCTGGAAGGCTCCGTACTGCCCGAAGTGCCGAGCCCTCGAGCTCGAGCATACCCAGCTCATCAACCGCCTGAAGTCCGAGAACGACACTCGAGCCAAGGAGCTTCGCCAGACGTTCTCGACGCCTCTCCCGCTCGACTATGAGTTCGCGTCTTTCGACACCTATTTCCCCGAAAGCGACGAGGAACGCAAAAACATCGCCGTCTGCCGACGCTTCGCAGAGCGCTTCATGGAGCGTGAGCTCGAGCGTGAAAAGGCTCATGAAGCTCAACAGCACGACTGGCAGACGCTCAACTCTATTGGGCTTTTCTTTCAGGGTAACTACGGCTCCGGCAAGACGCATCTGGCTTACTCGATCCTCAAGCGCCTGCAGGCCGACGGTATGACCGGCTTCTACATCACGATCCCCGATCTCTTTGACCGCCTCTCCGACCGCGTGAACGTGATCGACCTTCCGAAGATGATGGCCAAGCTCACCATGGTGACCTGTCTCGTCCTCGACGAGATCGGTGTCCAGTCCGGCAGCGAGTATGAGAAAAAGCGCCTCTTCCAGATCATCGATGGTCGCATCAAGAACGGCCGCCCCACGATCCTCATCAGCAACCTTGACCGCGACGAACTCAAGGCGCTCCTTACGCCGCGCGTCATGAGCCGCATCAAGGCCAGTGTCTACCCGCTCACCTTCACGGGCCGATCCCGTCGAATCGAAGTGGCCAATAACAAAGCCGAGGACATCTTCTGATGAATCAACCCAACAAAAAGCCCACGGATTTCACCTTCTTCCAACTCTGCGACCGTTACCCCGTCTTTTCTGACATCGACACGAGGAATCGGCAGGCTACAGAGCTCTGGGATGAGGTCACTGGGGATCGAATCCAAGTCGAGACGGTCGGCACCACGACCAGAGTCAAGAGAATCCGCGCAGGAGAGGACCGCGCTTTCGTCCTCGAGGTCTTCAAGGCATCGAGCCGAGACGCGGCACGAAACAAGCACTACGGCGTCGTAGGACGCATCCAGAGACAGGGGATCTAGACGCGGGAAGAAAGGAAATGTTCGCAGGAAACGACGTCGACGCGATCTGGATGGAACAGTGGCCCATTCGGGCACTGTCGAGATGTTGAACATGACGGCTTCTCCGTGGGGTGGTTGATGGACTGTGTTGGGGAAAACACCTAAATCATCCCACGGGGGACCTAGAAAGGAGGAGGAATGGATGCGATTGAGTGTTTGATTGGCCTGGTGTTGCTCTTCGCGATGTACGTGGCTTGGGTATTCGAAGGAGATGACTGGAATGAATGAAAAAAGGAGGGGGCATGAAAGAAAGTGACGAATATCGCCTCGGACGATCTGCCGCACTACGCGGTGAGTCGATGGCGAAATACCAGAGCCTCACGGCTCGAATCCAAAGAAGAGAGCCGCATTCGTGCAGGGCTATTACGACGGACTGAGGAGAAAGGACAAATGATTAGTTTCACGATTGAGGGGGCTCCGGTCCCCAAAGGACGTCCGCGCTTCACGCGCACTGGGCATACGTTCACACCGACCAAGACGCGTCAATACGAGGCTCTTGTGACGGCAAGAGCAAGGGAAGCCATGGTCGGCAAAAGAAAGATCGAAAAACCGAACGCAGTGCGCGTTGACATTCTCGCTGTGTTCCCTGTACCCGCATCGTGGTCGAAAAAACGCCGTCTGGCGGCTTTGCAGGGTGTCGACCATCACGTCTCAAAGCCTGACCTTGACAACGTCCAGAAGGCGATTCTTGACAGCATGAACGGGATCGTTTTTGAGGACGACTCGCAGGTGATCGACAGCCGGACCAGAAAGGCGTACGGACCCGAGCCGGGTGTAAAAGTTTTTATTGACGAGGTGAAGCATGGATGATGCTGACCGAGCTGCCAGAAGCGATGAGTGGATCATGCGCGCGGCAATTGAGGAGAGAAAGCCCGAGGGACCGAGCCCGGTTCTCGTGAGCCTTTGTTTGAACTGCGGAAAGGTCATTGAGAGAGTGGCTGCATCCGCGAATGGAGTGAAAAACGTTCGACGCTGGTGTTGTGCCGCTTGTCGTGACGAATGGGAAGAGGAACATGAACGCTGAAGAAAAGATTCTCGAAGACCGTCTGCTTAACTGGGGGCGATGGAACCAAGACCCGAAGCGGCAGGGACGCTCTCCGTTGTGCGCCTTTATGGAAGCCGTGCCGGACGATGATAAGGACAATGACCTGCCTGTCGAACGGCATGACGGACCGCCGCCGGTGGATGTCAGCGATGCCCTGCTTGTGCAAAGGGCGTGGGAACGACTCCCGGTTGCACCAGAGCGCTACAGAAAGGCGAAGATGGTTGTCGGTGTTGCATACGCCTTCAACGTGCCTTTCATGGACCTGAAGCGCATCCTGAGGAAGTATCACCGCATCAATCTTCACGAGCGGGAGTTTGATGGACTGGTAGAGATGGGCAGGAAGATGATTCGAAACAATCTGCTCAAACTCGAAGGAATGCCGCCTAAATGAGTTATACTAAAAGGACAATTTGAAGCTGTGTGATCAGCGGGGCCGTTTTCTGGGATAGGTGCATCTTCAGAAAACGGCATGCCTTTTTGCGTAGGCGGGTTCGAAACCCAGATGTAAGCCTGTAGGAGTGATCCTGCGGGCTTTTTTTCGTTTACAACACCGCGCAAGCCTAGCCGGGGACGGATTGTCCCCAGGAAGCTCACTCCGCGCGGTTACCTTTTCGCTACCTTAGGGCAGTTTGCTCCGAGGTCGGGGCGGGGAGAAATCCTCGCCCTCTCTAATTCCTTGGGTTACCTATGAAGAAAGCTATTGTGGCGGCCATTGCGGTCGCCTTTTTCGTTTCTACAGCAGCTGAAGCACGAGGTGGTCGTGGGTTCAGCGGCGGTCGTTCGTTCTCCCGTCCTGCTCCCACGAAGAGCTATGCACCGAAGCGCACGACCGTTGTGAAGAAGAACACGACCGTCATCAACCAGACGGTGCATCAGGTGCCGGCTTCTTCCAACAATAGCTTCTGGTCTACTGTCGCCGGATCTTTCGCAGGATCGATGGCAGGCAACGCTGTCTACGATGCTGTGACTGATGACAAGAACCAGGAGCCTGTGCTGGCTCAACCTCAGCCTCTGCCCGCTCAGTGATAGGGCGTCGAATGAGCGACGGAGAGAGCTTGGGTCCTCCCGGGGCTTTTTGACTCATGCGGGTCGGACGAGCCCCGAAACTCGTCTAGCTACAAATTTCAAAAGGGTGTTCATGAACATTTCACTTTACGCTTTCCGTGAACGGTTTACGCTTGCCGGTGCCCGCCGGTATTGAAGCGAAAGCGCGAACGCGTGAAGATGGAAGTACCAAACAAAATGAGGTGTTGGCATGGCGAACGATGGCGTCAGCATGCGAGAGTTTGCGCGCCAGGTCGGACGTAGTGCCGCATACGTAAGCGGGAAGTGCAAGACTGGCGAGCTGCCTCTTGTCGACGGAAAGATTCCGTTAGAAGAAGGCCTGAAAGCCTTCAAGGCTCTGGTCAAGTCTGAAGAACGAAAAAAGGCGAGCCGTCGCACGTCCAGAAAGACTGCGGACGTGTTCACGAGCGATGACGAAGACGACAAGCAAATATCGTCTGCGCTGAACGTTAACGAGGCGTTCAACAAGGCCCGGCTCGCAAAAGAGGTCGCGACCGCAAAGATCAAGGACCTCGAATACAAAAAGCTCAAGGGCGAATATGTCTCGGTTGCTGAGGTTGAGGCGGACGCGAGAGAGGCAGCAGCGATGCTCCGAAACTTCGCGATTTCCGCCCCGACTCGTTACTCGGCCCTGCTTGAGAATCGGACGCAGCGCGAAGCCGAGGAAGTCCTTGAGGACATTTTCCGCGACCTTCTGAAAACGATCAACGGCTCGCGGTTTGCAAAGGAGTGATGGAATGGGTATCTGGTCGAAAGCGTGGGCTACGGCCTGCCGTCCCATTTCTCGTTTGACCGGGAGCCAGTGGGCCGACAAGTTCCGCGTCGTCGCTTCTGGTACGTCTCCTGAAGCAGGTATGTGGCGCACAAGTCGAACTCCCTACCTGCAGGAGCCTATGGACTCTGCGACGGACAGGCGCACGGAAATCGTCGTCATGTGTTGCTCGTCACAGCTCGGCAAGTCGGAGATGCTCCTGAACATCATGGGCTACTACGCCGACCAGGAGCCTGCTCCTCAGCTGATGCTTCAGCCGACAGTTGAAATGGCCGAGGCGTTCTCGAAGGAGCGCATCGAGCCGATGTTCCAGAACTCTCCAGGCTTGCAAGGCAAGCTCGAAGAAGGGAAGGACGGTCGCGGCTCTGCGAAAAAGTCAAGTACGACTATTCGCATGAAGCATTTCCCGGGCGGGTATCTGGCTCTGGTCGGTGCGAACTCACCGGCTGGCCTTGCCTCTCGTCCGATCCGAGTTCTGCTTTGTGACGAAGTGGACCGTTACGGCGTGACGAAGGAAGGTGACCCTCTGAAGCTCGCGATTCAGCGAACTCAGAACTTCGGAAACAGAAAGATCATTCTTGTCAGCACGCCGACCATCAAGGGCGCATCGAAGATTGACGACTGGTACGAACGAAGTGATCAACGTCGCTTCTTTGTCAAGTGTCCTCATTGTGGTAAGGAACACATTCTCCAATGGGCGAACGTGACGTGGCAGAAGGATGACGAAGGGAACGCGCTGCCGATGACGGCAAGCATGCATTGTCCAGAGTGCGGCTGCATGACGAGAGGTGCCTACAAGCCTGATCCAAAGTTGCTACAGAGCGGGCGGTGGATTGCAACGAACCCCGGCAGCAAGATTAAGGGCTATCACGTCAACGCGCTTTACTCGCCGTGGGTGAACCTCAGCGATCTCGTCGAAGAGTTCGTGTCGGTCAATCACAATCGGGACAAGCACGGGCTCATGGAGTTCGTGAACCTGAAGCTCGGTGAGGCGTGGGAGGAAATCAATCCTGATGCTGACAACTGGGAACAGCTGTTCAATCGGCGCGAAAGCTATCCGGCAAACGGTGTTCTACCGGATGGCGTCTTGCTATTGACAGCCGGCATCGACGTTCAGCACGACCGACTGGAATGCTCGGTCTACGGATGGGGCGTCGGTCGAGAGTGTTGGGGAATTGAGCACCGCATTCTCTATGGCCGCCCGGATGATCCGCGAACATGGCAGCAGCTCGATGCTGTCCTACAGCGTCAGCATTCGATGCCGAACGGCGTCAACGTGGCGGTTGCTTGTGCCTGCGTTGACTCTGGTGACGGTACCTACACGACGAACGTCTACCAGTACACGAAAGCCCGCGAACGGATGCGCGTCTTCTCTGTGAAGGGGCGAGGCGGTATCGGTGTCCCGTTCATCAACACGCCGACGAAGAGCAACGCGATGAAGGCAACGCTCTTTACGCTCGGTGTTGACAGCGGGAAGTCGCTCGTCATGAACAGGCTTTCCGTGCAGGAACCCGGTCCGAACTTCGCGCACTATGCGGCGCAGGAGGATCGGGGCTTCTCTGAAAACTTCTTCAAGCAGTTGACCGCTGAGGTGCTTGAAAAACACTTTGAGAAAGGTGTCTCGAAGATGGCGTGGAAGAAAATCCGCGAACGAAACGAGGCGCTTGACTGCGCTGTCTATGCGACGGCTGCGTTGGAGCTTCTCTCTCCGAACTTTGAATATCTGGCTGAGTTTTATGCGAATGGGGGAGCACTCAAGCAGCAGACCGCTCCGCGTAGGTCGCGCGGAACCCTTTCAAAGGGGATCACCTTGTAAAGGAGTTGAAGCCTAGTGGCACAACAGAAAACGCAGATCGAATACATCAACGTTGACGATCTGAAAGCGTACGAGCGAAACGCCCGAACGCACAGCGACGAGCAAATAAAGCAAGTCGCGGAATCGATCAAGGAGTTCGGTTTTACAAACCCTGTCTTGATTGATGAACACAATGAGCTCATTGCAGGCCACGGTCGAACATTGGCCGCGAAGTCGATCTGCATGAAGGAAGTGCCGGCGATCCGCCTGAAGGGGCTCACCGACGCGCAGAAGAAAGCACTGCGCATTGCCGACAAGCAGTTGGCACTCAACGCCGGGTGGGACGAAGAGCTTCTTCGCATCGAGCTCGGTGAACTTCAGGACGTTGATTTCAATCTTGATGTCATGGGCTTTTCTGAGGAAGAGCTCGATGCACTTCTTCTGGCGGAAATCCCGGCCCAAATCGAAAACGATGAGACGGTCGACGACGAGAGTCCTCAGAGTCAACTTGTCTTCAAGGTTACCTGCGAGACGCGAGATGAACTCGAAAGACTCAAGGAATTGACTGGAGCTGATGACAACAGTTGTCAAGCTTCCGTCCTCTTGGAGTACATCAAACAATAAGGAGGCATTGACATGTCTTGGATCACCATAGACGAGGCCCGCGCGAATCTGAAGATGTGGCTCGATGCCGAACGCGCGGTTGCCTCTGGCCAGTCTTACAAAATCGGAACGCGTAGCTTAACGAGAGCTTCGCTTTCAGATATTGCGGCTCGCATCAAGTACTGGCGCAACGAAATCGACAAGCTCGAAAACGGACGTAAGGGGGCGCGCGTGATGCGCGCAGTCCCTCGCGACCTGTAAGGAGGCTTGCAAATGAATCTGCTTGACAAAGCAATCAGGGCGATCAGTCCTGAGCGTGCGTTGAAGCGCTTCGAGGCACGAAGAAAGCTCGAAATTCTGAACTCGGGCTATTCACGGCACGGTGGCTCATACGCAAAGAAGTCCTTGATCGGATGGCTATCCGGCGGGAGCGACGCAGACGCGGACATTGTTGATCAGTTGTCCACGCTTCGGAACCGCTCGCGGGACCTCTACATGGGTTCGCCTCTTGCAACCGGTGCGCTCAAGACCGTTCGAACGAACGTCGTTGGGTCCGGGCTTGCGCTGAATGCCCAGATCGATGCGAAGTTCCTCGGCCTTACCGAGGAGCAGGCGAAAGAGTGGGAAGAAAACACAGAACGCGAATGGCGTCTGTGGTCTGAAAGCGTGAACTGCGACGCCGAGCGCCGGCAGACATTCTTTCAGCTTCAGTCTTTGGTGCTTCTCTCTGCGCTGATGAGTGGTGACGTCTTTGTGACGATGCCGATCATACCGCGCAAGGGTTGTGCCTACGACCTGCGCATCGGTCTCATCGAGGCCGACCGCGTGTGCGATCCGCTCAATGTTTCGACGACTGCAAACATTCTTGGCGGCATCGAGGTCGGGACGTACGGCGAGACCATTGCCTACTGGGTAGCAAAGCACCATCCGGGGGCAATTCCTCGCATTGGACAAGACCTGCAGCAGGAATGGAAGCGTGTGCTTGCGTTCGGTACGATGACCGGGCGTCGAAACGTTCTGCACATCATGGCAGACGTAGAGCGTCCGGCACAGCGCCGAGGCGTTCCGATGCTTGCTCCGGTCATCGAGGCCTTGAAGCAACTTTCCAGGTATTCAGAGGCCGAGCTAATGGCGGCGGTCGTGAGCGGCATGTTCACGGTCTTCGTGAAAAACAACACGCCTGATTCTCCACTCGCAACAGCTTTCAATCCCGCGATGCAGATGGACAAGGACCCGAACGCTTACGAGATGGGTAACGGCTCGATTGTTGCCCTTGACGAAGGTGAAGAGGTTCAGATTGCGGACCCGAGTCGACCGAATCCAAACTTCGATCCTTTCGTGATAGCTATTTGTCGTCAGATCGGGGCGGCACTCGAGATTCCTTACGAGCTTCTCGTGAAGAACTTCACAGCGTCCTACAGCGCGTCGAGGGCTTCTCTCTTGGAGGCTTGGAAGATGTTTCGCATGCGTCGCGAATGGCTTGTGGGGAACTTCTGTCAGCCGATTTATGAGGAATGGTTGACCGAAGCAGTTCTGAAAGGTCGTGTGCAAGCGCCCGGCTTTTTTGATGACCCGGCGATCCGTGCAGCTTGGTGCGGTGCGGACTGGTACGGCGACGCGCAGGGGCAGCTCGATCCTCTCAAGGAAGCAAACGCGGCGAAGGTCCGTGTCGATGAAGGTTTCAGCACTCGCGAACGTGAGGCGGCTGAGCTCACCGGCATGAAGTATGACCAGGTTCACGCGGTGCGAAAGCGCGAGGAGGCAATGCGTCGGGAAGACGGTCTGAGCGCGACAGCTCTGGCGCATCCTGAGTCGGAACCGGATAAGGAGGAAGAGAAAACAGATGAATAAGTTCTGGAATGTGAGGGCCGGAGGTGGAAAGGCAAGCCTGGACCTCTTTGGCTATGTGGGCGGATCGAAGGACGATCCGTGGGGAAGGGGCTTCAACGAGTCTGAGTTCCTCGATGACTTCCGAAAAATCCCGTCCGACAGCGCGCTCGATATTTCGATCAATTCGTTCGGTGGGGCTGTCTACACGGGGCTGTCCATTTATTCGCTTCTCAAGGCGCATAAGGGACCGATCACCTTCCGAATCGATGGCGCAGCAATGAGTGCTGCGACGATCATCACGAGCGTTCCGGGCGCGAAAGTCGTCATGCCGAGGGGGGCCATGATGATGATCCATAAGGTCAGCTCTGTTGCTATCGGTACGACGGACGACATGAGGAAGGCGGCTGACGACATGGAGAAGCTTGAGGAAAACCTCATCAACATCTATGTCGAAAAGACCGGTCGCACGGTTGATGAGATCAAGGAAAAGGTCAACGCCGAGACGTTCTTCACTGCTGAAGAGGCTGTGGAGTTTGGTCTGGCTGACGAGATTGATGAAACGACGGAAGTCAAGAACACGGCTTCTGGCGGCTTTGTCATGTTAAACGGCCTGAAGGCAGATTCGCGTTTCTTTGCGAATGCGCCAAAGGGCTTCATTAACGCGGAACAGCCCAAGGCATCCGCAGTTCAAAAGGAGGTTCACAAGATGAATCTAGAAACGTTGAAGGCGGAACACCCTGACTTGGTGCAGGCGATCCGCAACGAAGCTATTGCCGAAGGCGCCGAACAGGAACGCGCTCGCATTCAGGCGATTGAAGACATCGCTATCGTGGGTCATGAAGACCTTGTGAACGCTGCGAAGTTTGACGGCAAGACGACCGCCGAGGCGCTTGCTGTGCAGATTCTGAAGGCGGACAAGGCTCGCGGCGCACAAATGCTAACGGCTCGCATGAAAGATGCGAAGGCGCTTGAAGGCATCGACCCCGAAGGCAACGAGGGACTCAATCCGAAGGCCGAAGAAAAGGCAAAGCAGGACGCCGAAATGAAGGCTGTCATTGAAGCCGGTGCACGCGCTTTTGCGCGTAAGTAAAGGAGGGACACATCAATGTCTATGCAGGAAAAGTTTGAAACGACGATGGACAACCTGTTTGCCGCGTCGCAGATCATGCCGGTTGTTAACGACAGCATGACGATCAAGAAGAGCCAGGGTGTTCTCAAGCGTGGGGCGCTCCTGGACAAGGACGGCAATCTTTGCACTGTTGACTCAGGCAAGACGACCATTTCTGAGGTCTATGCCGTGCTCGCGGAGGATGTGGACACGGCTTCCTCTGACAAGAGCGCTCCCGTCTATCTCACGGGCGAGTTCAACGAAGACGCTCTGAGTTTTAAGACGGAAAACAGTGCCGCGATTGCGGACTTCAAGCCGTCTGCTCGAAAGGTCGGCATCTTCTTCAAGAAGAGCATCTAATCAGGAGGGACAACAATGGATATGTTTACTACTCGCACTATGCTCGCGATGGTCGAAGAAGGCCAAAAGAGCAATTCCACTTGGTTGCGCGATCGCTACTTCACGAATCGCCCGACCTTCCACACCCAGAAGATCGACTTCGACATCATCGGTCGCGGCGGTCGCAAGGTTGCACCGTTCGTCAACCCGAAGGTTGGCGGTGTCGTCCTGACGCGTGAAGGCTTCCGCACGGAAAGCTACGAAGCGCCGGAAGTTTCTCCGATGCGCGTGACGACGGCAGAAGACATGCTTAAGCGTCTGCCTGGTGAAACGATCTACTCTGCCAAGTCCCCGACGCAGCGCGCTGCAGAAATTCTTGGCAAGGACCTGTCCGACCTCGACGACATCATCACGCGTCGTGAAGAGGTCATGTGTGCCGAGGCTCTTTTCACTGGCAAGGTGACGGTGAAGGGCGAAGGCTACGATGAGGTGCTGAACTATTGGGCTCACCTTGAAAAGCAGGAACAGCCGAAGACCACTCTTGAAACGAAGTGGGACGCTGCTGACGCTGCAAAGATCATGGGCGATCTTCGTACGCTTCGTCGCACGATGATTCAGTCCGGCGGCTTTACGCCGCACGAGCTAATCTGTGGCTCGAAGGTGCTTGATACGATCCTCGATAAGCTCACGACTGCCAAGCAGCTCGATATGCGTCGCGTCGACATGGGTGCGATTGATCCGCAGCACTTGCCGAATGGTGTGACGTACTGGGGCTATCTCAAGGACTCCGGTCTTGACATCTACTCTTACGACGAGTGGTATGCCGACGATGCTGGCAAGGAGCAGCCGATGGTTCCCGAAAAACTCTGCATGCTCGCAAGCCCGAACGCGAAGACGATGCTTGCTTACGGTCTTGTTGCGCTGACTGGTGACGAAGCGATCAAGTTCTACGAAGGTGCTCGTGTGCCGGATTCTTGGGTGCAGCGTGCGAACCCGTCGGGTCGCATCGTGCAGATCAAGAGCCGTCCGCTGCCGATCATTCAGCAGATTCACGGCTTCCATGTCATCGAAGCTCTTTCTTAAGAGCGACAAAAACCGAATCAGGGCAGGCAATACGACCTGCCCTTTTTCGTAGGAGGGACAGAAATGAAAGTTGTTCTTTTAGAAAACATTCTCATTTCCGGCAAACGCTACACGGCAGGTGAGGAGATCGAGGTTGACGAGACGGTCGGCCTTCAGCTTCTCAAGGAAAATCTGGCGCTTGTCGGCGTGAATGAGGTCGAGGACGACCCTGTCGAAGAAGCTCCATTGCCGACGCCGGAAGCTGCTTTTGCTCCGATTCCCGAAGCAGAAGATGAGCCAGAAGTTGAAGTCAAGCAACCTGTCAAGCGTCGCACGACGAAGAAGGTGGAGGGATGAGCGCCTTCAAGGATGCTGTTGCGGCGGATGTGGGACGCGTCTTCCTAAACCTTGACGAGTTTGCCGAGGAGCACGAAATCGGTCATGAGGTCGTGCCTTGCATTCTCGACAAGATCATCACGCAGGCGAACGGCGACGATTCATACCTTGGCGTTTTTGTCAACCAGTTGACGATCTATGTCGAAGTCGGCGTGATTGAAACACCGGTTGAAGGCGAGCTTCTCAACGTCGACGGCGCGCTTCATCTTGTCAAGTCCGTCAGCAATGAGGGCGGCGTACTTGTCATCGTGACGGAGGGGAATGAGCAATGAGTAAACCGCTAGAGGTAATCGTTTCCGACGGGCAGGGGCGGAACAAGAACGCTCTTGAGAAGACGGCCAAGTTGCTCTCGGAAGTTCCGAACGGATACGAGGCCGCCGTCAGTCGTTCGATGAATCGTGCGGCCACTGCCGGACGCTCTGCTGCGGTCTCAACGATCCGGCAGGAGTACACAATCAAGGCTTCAACGGTTCGCCGTAACTTCACCATCCATAAGGCGACGCGCTCAGACCTTGAAGCGCTGGTCACGAGTAAGGGGCCTCGCATCCCGTTGGTGAATTACAAGACTCGTCCGAAAACTGACACGACCGGCAATGCACGAAAGCCGGTGCGCGTCGCCGTCAAGGCACGGGGAGGCTTGAAGCCTTTGGGTAAGTCGTTCGTCTACCGGGGAAAGATTCTTCAGCGTTTGGATACGAGTTCGCTTCCTGTGCAGGAGGTCTACGGTCCAGCCATTCCGGTGCTGTCTGGGAATAACGAGGTCGTAGACAACGTCGAAAAGACGATGCAGGAGACCTTCCTCAAGCGTCTGGATCACGAAACCAGCTATCTCCTCGGCGGTGGGAAAACCAACAAATACACCAAACACAAGGGGTGATTCGTATGGTCGAAAACGAGCTGACCCGCGCACTTCGCGGGCTGTGTGCCGAAGCCGTGAAGAACTTCGCCTTGCCGACGAAGTCAGAACGCGGACAAGAGAAAGAGGAGCTTCGCGCTCCGCAGATCGTGAACGGGTATCTGCCGCCGAAGCGTACCGGACAGAAGGATGACTTTCCTTTTGTTCTTGTCCGAGCCGACGAAGGCTCGACAGACCAAGACTCAACCGAGGTGCGGGTTTCGATCATCGTCGGGACCTATTCGGAAGAATACGACGGGCACGAGTATTGCATGAACGTCATGTCCCGCATTCGCACGGCGCTGTGCTCCTTGCCTGGGATGGTTCTTGCTAATCGGTATCGGCTGAAGCATCCGATCAAGTGGAGCACCTATGCGGAGCAGCCCTATCCGTACTGGCAGCTCGACATGCAGACGACGTGGGACATCCGCACGCCGCAGCCAATTGATAAGGAGGAGGACTTCTGATGACTATGAAGAAACCCACAACTAAAAAGGCGCAAACCACCGAGGGAAAGGCTGTCGTTTACATCGGCCCGACTCTTGGCGGTGGTGCACTGATGCGCAATGCGGTGTTCCGTGCAGGGGAGTTTCCTCCGCACATCGTATCGATGCGCGAAAAGAGTGAGGCCCTCCGTGGGCTTTTCGTCCCGGTGTCCGAGTTGGCAACGGCACGAAAGCGCATCGGTGTTAAGGGCGACATCCTAAACGCCTATGTGCGTCAACTCAAAAATGAACTCTAAGGAGGTCATAACATGGCATACAACCACGGAGTAAAAATCTCCGAAGTGCCGACTTCTATCCTGCCGCCGGTGCAGGTGGAGGCGGCTATTCCTTTCATTGTCGGGACTGCTCCGGTCAATATGGCCGACCCGACGAACGTCAACAAGCCCGTTCTCTGCTACTCGTATGACGAGGCTGTCGCTGCCTTCGGCTACGTGCCGCCGGTCGAGGACAGTGCGAGCGGTCTGAAAAAGTACGATTTCACACTGAGTGAGGCGATTTATTCGCAGTTCGCTCTCTTTGGCGTCGCACCGATCATCGTTGTCAACGTGCTTGATCCTACGAAGCACAAGAAGACGGCGACGGCAAAGACGGTGACGCTTGACTCGAAGACCGGATCTGTAACGATTGCTGAGACCGGCATCATCCTGTCGACTCTCAAGCTTTCTCAGGACGTGACGACCTATCAGGAAGGTACGGATTTCGTCGCGACCTTTAATGATGCGGGGCATCTGGTCATCACTTCGAAGAAGGACGAGGACAACTTCAAGGTGCCGGTTGGCGCGTCGCTGACTTTGGCGGCCGAGAAGCTCGATCCGTCTGCTGTTACGAAGTCGGAAATCATCGGTGGCGTTTCCGTTGACGGTGCAAAGAGCGGCCTTGAACTCGTTGGCGAGTGCTTCCCGCGCTTCCGCCTTGTCCCTGGTCAGATCGTTGCTCCGAAGTATTCGAGCGATCCTGAAGTGGCAGCTGTGATGGCTGCCAAGGCTGTCAATATCAACGAACACTTCCGTGCGATCGCTCTTATCGACGTGCCGACCGACACCGTCGATTCATACTCGAAGGTCGCCGAATGGAAGAACAACAATAACGTTGTTGATGAGGCGCAAGTCGCATGTTGGCCGATGCTTGCCCTGTCTGGCACGGCGTACCACATGAGTACTCAGCTCATGGGCCTTATCGGCAAGGTGGACGGTGACAACGACAGCACGCCGTATGTCAGCCCGTCGAACAATAACTTCCAGATGACTTCCACGGTCCTGGCGAACGGCAAGGAAGTCTGGCTCGGGCCTGAAAACGGCGCGTATCTGAACGGCCAGGGCGTCGTGACGGCGCTCAATTTCATCGGCGGCTGGGTGTGTTGGGGCAACCGTATGGCCTGCTACCCGGGCAACACCGACGTGAAGGACTCCTTCATTCCGGTTCGACGCATGTTCAACTGGGTCGGCAACACGCTTGTGCAGACCTTCTGGCAGCGCGTTGATGCGCCCCTGAATCGTCGTCAAGTTGACACGATTGTTGACAGCGCGAACATCTGGCTCAACGGCCTCGCTGCTCGTCAGTACATCCTCGGTGGTCGCGTGGAGTTCCTTGAGAGCGAAAACTCGACGACGGACCTGATGGACGGCATCGCACGCTTCCACGTTTACGTGACGCCGCCGTCACCGAATCGCGAGATTGATTTCATTCTTGAGTACGACGCGAGCTATCTCTCGACGCTGTTTGAATAAAAGGAGGCTTGAATTATGGCAACTGGAAACAAGGTGCCCGAGCGCCTGATTAACTTCCGCGTTTACAACGACGGAAACGACTTGCTCGGCGTCGCGAATGTGGACCTCCCGTCCATTGAGGCGATGAGTGACACGGTCAGCGGAGCCGGCATTGCTGGCGAAGTTGAGAGTCCGATTCTCGGCCACTTCGGTTCGATGACTGCGACCTTCACTTGGCGCACCATCACGCCCGAACTTGCAAAGCTCGCGAACCAAAAGGCGCATGCGCTTGACTTGCGCGGATCGCAGCAGGTCTATGACGCAGCGCTCGGCGAATATTCGTCCGTTCCCGTGCGCGTTTCTCTGCGTGCGACGCCGAAGAGCGTCTCGCTCGGTTCTTTCGAAGTCGGTTCTACGACGGACAGCGAAACCGAGTTTGAGGTGATTTACATGAAGGTCCTTGTGAATGGCAAGGAACTCATCGAAATCGACAAGTACAACTTCATTGCTAAGTTTGACGGTGAAGACAAGCTCGCCAGTGTTCGAAAGGACCTGGGCTTGGCGTAAAGCACAACGCCGGGGACGGCACGTGTCGTGCCCCGGCAATCCCAACATAAAGGAGTGAATCTCATGAAGTACATCCTCTCGAAGGAATACGAGTTCGAAGGCCAGAAGTACACGGAAATCGAGATCAATCTCGACGTGCTCACAGGAAAGGACGTGTCTGCCGCAAAACGTGAGTGGACCCGCGCAGGGAACTTCTCGCCGCTGATGGCGTCCGACACTGACTTTTGTGTCTACCTTGCCGCGAAGGCAGCGAAGCAACCGATTGAGTTTATGGACGGGTTGCCCGCGAAGGACTACTGCGCGATCGGCCAGGAGGTCATGAATTTTTTGTTGGGCTGATTGGCTTTGCAGAACGGTCTGATCCCGACGACGAGGTCAAGTCTGCGGCGGTATCCATTGCGCGCGTTATGAAAGGTGGCGCGCTTGAGTGGATGCAAGAGCCGTTGATTGAGCTTGCATCATGGAACAGAACGATTACAAAGCAGCTCGAAGCAGAAGCTCGGGCGGCGAAGAAAAAATAAGGCGGGCAACCGCCTTTTTTCGTAAGGAGGTGACCTCATGTCGAAGGTTTACGACATTGCCTTCAAGATCGCGGGGAAGCTTTCCGGAGACTTCGCGAACACCTTCAAGAAAGGGCAAGAGACCGTCGCCCGCATGGGTGATTCACTCTCTACGCTGAACGCGAAAGCCGCAAAGATGGACGGTCTCGTAAAGGCACGCAAGGCTGTTGGCGAAAGCTCACGAGAGTACATCCGGGCGAAAGAAAAGGTCGCAGCACTCGGGAGAGCAATGAGTTCGACCAAGGAGCCGTCAGTCCAGATGGTCTCCGAGTTCAACAAGGCGAAAGCCGCCCTTGAAAAGTCGAAGAAGGCTCTTGATAAGAATCGATCCTCTCTGCGCGAACTTGACGGTCAGATGGGAACGACCGGCACGCACCTGAGGACACTTATCGAACGACAAAATGCGCTCGCACAGTCGGCCGACAGGGCTCGTGCAGCGCAGCAGAAGCTTGCCAAGATCAACGAGCGATTGAGCAAAGCTCAGGGCGCTCAGGATAAGGCCAGCGAAATGCGGTCTTCGAGCGCGGGCGCTCTTATGGGCATTGGCGCTACGGTTGCCGCAACCGCAGGCGCTCCGGTCAAGCAGGCGATGAGCTTTGAAGACCAACAGGCTGAGCTTCGAAAGTTCTCGGACGACTATAAGCAAGTCTTTGACGGCATCCAGAAGCTCTCGCTTCAATACGCGAAGAGCACCGAAGACATGACGGCGATGGCGGCGAATGCCTTTCAGTCCGGCATCGCCAAGACTGCCGACGAAGCCTTGAAGCTCGTTGAGATTCAGAACCAGATGGCAATCGCCTTCGATATGACGGGCGATGAGGTCGGTGCTGCATACGCGGACATTCAGTCCAAGATGGGCATCAACATCGAGCAGAGCAAGGCGATGTTTGACATCGTCAATCAAATCGGCAATACGACCTCTGCTTCCGCGAAGGACGTCGTCGAGGTTCTTGCTCGCTCCGGTGGTGCTCTCAAGGGCTTGACCGCGATGAACGAGAAGCAGATTGCTGCATTGGCCGGGTCTTTCCGATCCGCGTCTGTGTCGTCAGAAGTCGCTTCGACCTCGATGATGTCATTCATCAACGCTTTGTCGTCCGGTGAAGGCGCCACGAAGGGACAGAAGAAAGCCATGGAAGAGCTCGGCATCGACGCAGGCAAGATGGCGCACATGATGACGTCGAACTCTGAAAACGCTCAAAAGGCGATTCAGGACGTTTTCAAGCGCATCAACGGCTTGCGAGAAGACCAGAAGTCCTCGATCATTGGCGCTCTATTCGGTAACGAAGCGGGCGTGAAGTCTGCGGTGGCAACGCTTGCCAAGCAGGGCGACCTGCTTGCAGGAAACTTTGCGATGATTTCCGATCCGGCTCAGTATGCCGGGTCCATGCTGAAAGAGTTTCAGTCTCGTGCCGATACGACGTCGAATTCTCTGCAGATTGCAGGTAACGCGGTCAAGCTAGTCGCCGGCGGAATCGGGACCGCTCTTCTTCCGGCTGTCCGAAAGTCGGCAGAAGCCTTCGTGAAAAGTAGCGAGGGCGTCATCAAGTGGGTGAGTGAGAACCAGTCGTTGATTCTGACGGCCATGAAGGTCGGCGGCGCGATTCTCGGTTCTGTGGCCGCCTTTCATGCGTTACGCCTTGGCTTCGCGCTTTTGGCGAGCCCGGTCATCTCGATGTACAAGGGTTTCCTGAACATCCAGAAGGCAATCACGCTGATGAGGAACAGCACCGGTCTTGCGACGGTCGCGTCAAAGGCTCAGGCCTTTGCGATGGGGGCTTGGAAAATTGCTGTGACGGCTGCGACGGCAACGGCGAAGCTGATGCGGACAGCGATGCTCCTGCTGAACGGAGCCATGAGATCGAATCCGGTAGGCGTCGTCATTACGGCTTTCACATTGCTCGTTGGTGCCGGGCTTGCTGTCTACAAAAACTGGGACGTGATCAAGGCGAAGGCTGTCGAGCTGTGGAATTCGTTCTCCTCGAACTTCCCGAATATCGCTTCGGTCGTGAAGGCAAACTTTGCGATTGTCGCTGGTGTCGCCAAAAACGTCTGGGGCGTCTTCTCGAACCTGATCGGCTTCGTGAAAAACGTCTTTACCGGACAGTGGTTTGCGGCCTGGGAGAACGTTAAGGGTATTTTCTCGAATGCTTTTCAGGCGCTTGAGGGTATTGCAAAAGCTCCGATCAACGGCGTCATCAATCTGGTGAACGGGGCAATCGGCGCGATCAACGGCATTTCGGTTGATATTCCGGAGTGGGTCCCGAAGTTCGGAGGTCAGACCTTCGGCGTCAACCTGCCGAAGATTCCGCAACTTGCTGAGGGCGGCATCGCAACGCGATCAACGCTTGCCAATATCGGCGAGGGTGGGGAGCCTGAGGCGGTTATTCCGCTGTCGAAGCTCTCGAACATGCTCGGTGCCGGGGTCGGGATGGGAGGCGGCATCACTGTCAACTTTGCTCCTGTCATCAATGTTTCGGGCGGCTCTGGTGATGCCTACGAAGGCGTGAAGCGCGGCCTTGATGAAGGTCGCCGACAGCTTGAAAAGGACCTGCGCCGTCTTCTGGCGGATCAGCAGCGTCTATCTTTTGCATAAGGAGGCGGTGACGTGAAGACATACACGACCGTCGCACAGGACACCTGGGACATCATCGCCAAACGAGTCTATGGCTCCGAAGCGTTGATGGACCAGTTGATCCGCGCGAATTTACAGCACCGGAAGACGGTTTTCTTCAGTGCGGGCGTTGTGCTCAATGTGCCGGACATTGACACGGAATCGGCAGAGTTTGCTGAGAATCTACCGCCCTGGAAGCGTACGGAGGGAACGCGATGAGTGGACCTATCCAGACCTATTTGAGGCTCCTCTTCACCGAAGCCGGCACTTCGGTGACGCAGGACATTCTGCCTGATCTTCTTTCCTTTTCCTATGACGACAAGGAAACGAATGAAGCAGACGAAATCAGCCTCACGCTCAAAGACCCGACGGGAAAGTGGGCAAGCAAGTGGAAGCCGGACGGCGGCGAAGTCGTCCGCGCTTACATCGCATCTGGGACGGTTGACGGGAAGAAGGGACGCGAGCTTTTCTGCGGGAAGTTCTTCGTCGATTCGCTCCGCACCAGTGGCTCGCCTCGTGTCTTCGAGATGCGCGCAGTGTCGATCCCGATGAACACGCCGATCCGACGCAAGATGATCACGAAGGCTTGGGAGAAAAAGACGCTCAAGGGCATCGCTCAGGAGATCGCGGCGGCCGCGAAAGTCAAGCTCCTCTTTGATTCTAAGGAGAACCCGAGCTACGACCGACAAGATCAGAAGGCTGAAAGCAACTTGAAGTTCCTCTCGCGCCTATGTGAAGACGCCGGGCTTTCGATCAAGGTGACAGATTCGCAGATCGTGATCTTCGACCAGGCGTCATACGAGAAGAAAAAGCCCGTCAAAACGCTCACGCTTGGCGTTTCGGACATTCTCTCGTGGGACTTCGAGTCGCAACAGTCTGAGACGTACAAGAGCTGCACGATCTCGTACAGAAACCCGAAGGAAAAGAAAAAATCCTCGGCTGGCGGCTACACGTCGGACGAGTACGACATCGATGCTGTGCCTGGCAAAAAGAACCCGGCCGTCATGACCTACACCTATGTAGATCCTGACGTCGAGGACAACGGGCAGGAATACCAGATCAAGAAGCGTGCGACATCAATCAACGAGGCGATGCGAATCGCGAAGGCCACGCTGCGCAAGCTCAATCTTCGGAAGATGACAGGCAGCCTTTCTCTTGTCGGTGACACGTCCCTTGTGGCGGGTGTCGTCATCAAGCTCAAGGGATTCGGAAGTTTCGACGGCGGTTTCATAATCGAGAGCGCTTCGCACAGCGTCAGCACTAGCGGCTACGTGACGAGCCTTTCGGTTCGCCGCGTCAACAACAACTACTGAGGAGGTGCGGCATGAACCTATTTGACATGCCAGAGGGGGTGCCGAGCCTCATCAAGATTGGTGAAATCTCGAGCATCGACCCTGCGAAATGCACAGCCCGCGTGGTCTTCGACGACGAGGATAGCATCGTGAGCTTCGACCTCCCCGTTCTTCAGCGCAACTCGCTCAAGAATCACGACTACGCCATGCCCGACGTCGGCGAGGACGCCATCGTGCTCTTCTTCGGCGAGGGGCAGGAAGACGGCGTCATTCTCGGTTCGATCTACGCGGGAGAGGTGACGCCTCCGGAATCGACGGAAAACCGCCGCACGGTAGTTTTCGACGACGACACGCGCGTTTGCTACGACCGAGCGGAGCACAAGCTCACCGTCACGATTGAAGGCACGGAGGTTGTGTTCAATAGACAGGATGGCTCTATCACGGTGCCGAATGCGGTGACGATCAATTGCACGACCGCGACGGTCAACGCCTCGTCGGGCATAACGCTTGACACGCCGAAGACGGACGTTACCGGTGTTCTGAATGTCGCCGGTCTCATCACCGGAAAGGACGGACTCGCCGTCAGCGGAGGTGGAGGTGCTGCGGTGACGGTCACAGGGAACATGAAGCTGCAGGGCCAGATCGAAGCTTCGAGCGACGTGACGGCGGGCGGCATCAGCCTCATGAAGCACAAACATCAAGAACAAGGCGACGGCGCTCCGACGAGTCCGCCGCTGTAAGGAGGCGAGGAGAAAATGGGCCTGGGATTTTCGGCAGTTGGTCTTTTCGGCAAACTGCCTTTTCTCTGCAGTAGTGCAGTGACATTCACCTTCAAGGACCTGTCAGTTTCACGCTCGGTTCGATGGGCGACGCACGAAGTGATAGGCAAGAAACCCGTTCTTGAATACATCGGTCCAGGACTCACAGAGGTCAGCTTCAACATTCAGCTGAACTCGATGCTCGGGACCTCGCCTTTGGCAGCGCTCATTCAGCTCAAGAAAATGCTCGAGAAGAAACAGGCTGAGCGTTTGCTCATCGGTCCAGATTATCTCGGAAAGTTCGTAATCGAATCAATCGGTGAAGAGCGCAAGTATCACAACAACCTTGGCATCTGCGTCTCTGCAGAGGTCAGCATCACCTTGAAGGAGGCGGCGTAAATGGCTCAATACACAGTAACGCTGTCCGGTCAAGTCGACTTCGCGCCGTCTGACGAGGTGCGAGAGATTCTGCAGAACGTGAGGACGATCCTCAGCACGCGTAAGGGCTCCGTTCCTCTGGACCGAGACTTCGGGCTGACGTGGGCGCATATCGACAAACCAATGCCGGTTGCAAAGATGCTGATGCGGTCTGAGGTGATTGACGCGATTGAGGAGTACGAGCCAAGAGCAACGGTCGTGTCTGTCGACTTTGACGAGGACACTGCGAGCGCAATGGACGGTATTTTGAAACCGCGCGTTGTTGTGCAAATCGGAGAGGAGGAATAAGACATGGCTGAAACAATTCCCCGTTGGCACTTGCCGGCGGTTGAATTCCTTGAAACGGACGCCGAGACCATCAAGGCCGAGATTATCACTGGGTACGAACAAGCAAGTGGGCGAACCCTCGCGGCGGGCGACCCAGTACGACTCTACCTTTTGAGCCTTGCTGCCGTCATCATTCAACAGCGCACGGCTGTGAATCTGGCGGCGCAGCAGAACCTGCTTTCATATGCTCAGGACGACTACCTCGATGCACTCGGCACGCTTTTGAGCGTTACGCGTCTTTCTGAAAGCAAGGCCGTCACGACGATCAAATTCACGCTTTCGCAGGCTCTGGCGACGGTCTACACGATCCCTGCAGGAACTGAGGTGACGAACGGTGTTGTGACATTCGCGACGGACCATGAACTCAATATTGAGAAAGGTAAGCTCGAAGGGAGCGTCACGGCATCCTGCACCGTTGCAGGGACGGTCGGCAACGACTACCTTGCCGGTCAGGTCAACACCATCGTCAAGCCAATGACGTTCGTAGCGAAAGCCGAGAACACAACCATCACGACAGGCGGCTCTGAAGCGGAAAGTGACGAGTCCCTTGCCGAGCGCATTCGACTCGCACCGAACGGCTTCTCTGTTGCGGGGCCTGAGAAGGCGTACGTTTATCACGCGAAGAGCGTGTCGAGCTCCGTGCTTGACGTTTCCGTTACCTCCCCGACACCGGGCGAGGTCGATGTCTATGTGCTTCTTGCGGGCGGCGAATTGCCTTCCAAAGAAACGCTTGAGCAGATCGATGCGTACTTGAGTGATGAAACGCGTCGACCTCTCACGGACTTCGTTCAGGTGCTTGCGCCGAAGGCCGTGAATTACGAGCTTGAGATTCACTACTGGATCAGTCGCGAGGACAGTTCGCGCGCCGAGCAGATCAAATCTGATGTCGAAAGGGCGGTCGAAAAATACCGCGTGTGGCAGCAAGGAAAAATCGGTCGCGACATTCTCCCTGCAAGGCTCATTCAGTACGTCATGCAAGCGGGAGCTTCGCGCATCGACAACCCGACGATGAAGCCAGTTGACTTCCAGAAGCTCGAAAGCGACCAGGTCGCCCAATGCACTGGCGTGAAGATCGTTTACGAGGGCTACAAGGATGAGTAAGGGGCTCGCGGACGTAAGGCTGAGCGACTTACTTCCGGACTCAATTGCTCAAGACGACAACGTCAAGCACAGCGCGACGGCGCTTGACAAGCAGTTGCTCGATATGACGGCGGCGGTTGATCTTCCGTCGATCTACGTCAGCATTGACAAACTCACGAGCACGCAGCTCGACCATGTCGCCTACGGGTGGGATGCGAGCGTCTGGCGCGATTCGTGGCCCGTTGCTTTGAAGCGCAGCGTCTTGAAAAACGTTGTGCGCGAAAAGCGCAAGAAAGGCACGCTTCGTGCTGTCAAGGATGCGGTTTCTTCGATTGGATCGGCTGCGACCATTAAAGAGTGGTGGCAGATGGAGCCGAAGGGAACTCCGCACACTTTCGAGATTCAGGCGACGCTTGGAAACATCGACGGCACGCTTGATGCCGAAATGCAGGAGGACCTTTTCGCGCTCGTCGACGACGCGAAACCGGTCCGTTCGCACTACACATTCGTACTCGTTCGTCAGCTGGATGGCGGGCTCGGGATCGACGGCTATCTGCGCCCGGTAGCTTACGCGCGGATTCGAAGTGAAGAGATTGTGAGCAAGGACATCGAGGCGTCCGCCGGCTTCTTCGTCGGTGTGCGGCCTATCGCGATGCGCTCGCTTGTCGGGCTCGCAAAATAAGGAGGGACTCTCATGGACATCGTTTTGACGACGGCAGGTATTCAGGCCGTCATCAATGCACAAGAGACCGGTACGAACGCCGTCACGATTTCGGGAATCGGCGTCGGCACCGGCAAATACACAGCAACCAAAGAGCAGACACAGCTACAAGCTCAAGTCAAGCGCATGCCGATCCTAGAAGGTGGGCAAGCAGGCGACAATGCGATTCACGTCGCGTGCAAGGATGACGGCCCGGGCTCGTATGAAGTGTGCGAGTTCGGCCTTTTCCTTTCTGATGGGACGCTTTTCGCTGTTTACTCGCAGAGCACGCCGATCATCGCAAAGCAGGAGTCAAGCAATCTGCTCCTTGCTATCGACATGAAGCTCGAAGGCGTCAACGCAGGGAACATCGCTTTCGGCGACGTGTCTTTCTCTTTCACTGCTGCAACAACTGCGAATGCGGGGATTGTTGAGCTTGCTACTGACGAAGAAACGCAGGCAGGAGCCGATGCGCAGCGAGCTGTGACGCCCGCTGGTCTGAGGAGCTTGACTTCTACCGCAGAACGTGCGGGTCTCATCCGCACAGCAACGGAAGCCGAAGCGAAGGCAGGAACGGAAGGCGCTGCGGCTCTCACGCCTGCGACCCTGAAAGGCGCTGCGGCTTCTGAAGCAGAGACGATTGAAGGCAAGTCGGACGCTCACTTTGTGACGCCTCTCGGTCTTCGAGGCTTGAAAGCTACGACCGGACGAAACGGGCTTGTCGAACTGGCGACAGAGGCTGAGGCAAAGGCAGGGACGGACAAAGAACGCGCCGTTACTCCTGCGGGCTTAAAGGCTGTCGTCGATGAGGCGACACCGGACGCAAGCGAAGCAGCCAGGGGGATGATTCAGATCGCCTCTACGGTTGAAGCTACAGCTGGAACAGACGCTCTGAAGGCAATGACGCCTGCGACTGGAAAGGCTGCACTCGATGCGCGAATTGCGACAGTTGAGGAAGCGAAAGTTGGCACGTCGACGACGAAGCTCATCACGCCTGCAACGCTGAAAGCCGTTGTGGATGCAGCGGTGGCGGCTGCTCTTGCGAAACAAGGAGGTGCCGAATAATGGCCAACACAATTCTGATTACTGACGCCGGTCTTGCCGAAGTTGTTGAGGCAGAGCAGGGAGGATTCGCGCCCATCGTCATTACTGAGGTGGGCTACGGCACGGGGCAATACACGCCGACTGGCGACATGACGGCTCTGAAGGAAGAGTTCAAGCGTCTGACGACCATCGCAGGCGGTGCGGTTGGAGACAACGTCATCCACCTTGCAGCCCGCGATGATTCGGCCGAGGCCTACACGGTCTACGAGGTCGGACTTTACACGGCAAGTGGAACGCTCTTCGCTGTTTGTTCGCAGACGGTTCCGATCATCCAGAAGGCTTCGCAGTCGCAGGCTCTGCTCGCGATTGACCTTGCTGTGACGGACTTCTCTGCGGATTCAATCGCGTTCGGAGATACGAACTTCCTGAATCCGCCGGCGACGACCACGACTCTCGGTGTCGTTGAACTTGCGACGAATGAAGAAACGATCGCGGGAACAGATGGAACGCGTGCTGTCACGCCGAAGAGCCTGAGCGCACGAACATCGACGGAAAGCCGCACCGGTTTGATCCGCATCGCGGTGCCTGCGGAAGTGCTTGCTGGCAAGGACAACACAAAGGCAGTGACGCCGTTTGGCTTGCTTTCTGCCTTCTTGAAGAATCACGGCGACAGCGGCTTTCAGAAGTTGCCGAACGGTTTGATCGTGCAGTGGGGAAAAGCCTCGATTGCATCCGATGGCTCGACCGTTGTTGCCTTCCCAGTTGCTTTCCCGACGAGCGCTGTTTTCGCGAACGCGACGCCTACTGGTGAGGTTGCTGCGGACTTCGTTGCCACTGGTTTGACGAAGGGGAACACGACCTTCAAGCACAACGCAAACGGAAAGGTCCAGGCGCTCTGGATGGCGCTCGGATTCTGAAAGGAGAGGACAGGATGGCTTACTACTACAGCGCGTCTCAACGCGCTTTTTACTGCACGGAGATTGTGTCTGTGGACGTTATGCCCGCCGACAAGGTGGCAGTCGCGGACGAGGCATACAAGAGCCTCATGGCCGCCCAGAATGCGGGGAAGTTGATCCGTCCGGGTGCGGGCGGAGCTCCTGAAGCCGTCGACCAGACGGGCGCTGCCGCAACTGGCATCGTCCACGAACTGACGGCTGCAACTGCTGACAAGCTGGGCCACATCAAGATCGGCAAGAACGTCGATGTTGCAGCAGACGGAACGATCTCGGTCAATCTCTCGAAGGACGTTGGCGATCAAAGGGATCGTACTCCTGAAAAGCCTGACTATGGCTTGAGTTGAAGGAGGTGAGGGAATGGCTGCTGTTCACAACTTTTCTCTCGATCAAGGTTCGGACAAGGTTGTCTATTTCGTCTTGCGAGATAAGAGTGGACCGATTGATTTGAGTGGGTACTCGGCTGCCATGCAGGTGCGCCGGTACGCATTCAGCGAGGCGGCTATTGATACGCTGACAACGTGTAATGGTCGCCTTCTTATTGATGGGCCTGCCGGGAAAATCACAGCGAAGTTCAATCACGCAAACACCGAGCAATATCCAGGCGATACGGTGCTTTATGACATTGAGCTTGAGTCCCCGGACGGTGCAATCACAAGGATTCTCGAAGGGAAAATCAAAGTTTCTCCGGAGGTGACCCGTGTCAGATGCAAGCCTAAGACGTGAAAAGTTTCGCAGAAAAATTGCTTTAACTGAAGAAATCTATATCGAAGGTCAATGTAGCGATATTGCCCCAAAGATTGTCACAGTAGAGGTTCCAGGAATTCAGGGACCTCCGGGCAAGGATGGGGCAGACGGAAAACCTGGAGAGCCCGGTAAACCGGGCGAAGGGGCTCGCGTCGAAAGCATTGAGAACTCTTTCATTGACAATCTTTTTTAAATCGTAAAGGGAGTGAGAAAAATGAGTAATTTGAACGCTTTTTTGGATAAGCAAGGGTTAACTCATTACGACAGCAAATTGAAAACGGTCGTTGCCGGGCAGATGACGATCGAGGGGCGCACGATCACGCTGAAGAGCGTCTCTGGTGCAACTCTCGCAACGGTGACGATGCCGCAGACGATCTATGAGCTTGCAACGGCTCAGAAAGACGGTCTGATGAGCAAGGAAGACTTCGCCAAGTTGCAAGGTATCGCGGCTCAGGCTACGAAGGTCGAAAACTCTGAAACGAACGGGAACATCCAGATCAATGACGTTGAGACGCCCGTTTATGTCCATCCGACCGTGACGGCAGGCGCTCTTGCGGCGGGTCTCTACAAAATCACGACCGACGGTAACGGGCACGTCACTCTCGGGACGAAGGTCGTCAAGGGTGACATTACGGCTCTTGGTATCCCGGCGCAGGACACGACGTATGGTCCGGCCACGGCTGATGCTGCGGGTCTGATGTCTGCTGCCGACTTCACGAAGCTGCAAGGAGTCGCTGTGGGCGCACAAGTGAACGTACTCGAAAAGGTGAGCGTCAACGGCGGCGCTCTGCCGATCACAACTAAGGGCGTCAATATCGATCTCACGCCGTACGCGCTGAAAACGGACATTGCGAGCGCTGTGAACTACAAGGGTTCCGTCGAAAACTATGCGGCGTTGCCGACCAAGGATGTGAAGGCCGGCGATATGTACAACGTCGAGACTGCCGATCCTGCTCATCAGATCGACGCCGGGATGAATGTCGTTTGGAATGGCGCGAGTTGGGACCCGATGGCTCCGATGATCACGATGACTGGCATTACGAACGAAGAGATCGACGCCCTCTTTGCATAAGGGGGCGTTCCGATGGCTAACTCTTTTCTTGATTTGATAGGGCTGGCTCACTTCAAAGAGAAGCAGAGTCAGCAAATTAGCAAAGAGTTCGCAAAGAAGTCCGAGGTCGTCACAAAGGCTGATGCCTCGGATTTCGCGAAACACAAGACATGCAGCGCGATTCGAGATCGAGCACCGTCAAAGCCGGACTACGGCTTATCAAAAACAAAGGAGGGGGCTAAATAATGGCTCTGAAAGAACAGGACATCGTCTTTACGACGACGGATGAGGCGGGTAACCCCGTCATTCAGTTTCCGATTACGCGCGTCGAAAATGTCGAAGACGCCGTGCGTACTGTGAACAAGAAGAAGCCTGACAGCAATGGCGACATTCAGATTGATGTCGACATGAGTCATCTGGCGACAAAAGATGAGCTGACGAAGGGCTTGGCGAATAAGCGAGATCACACGATCCAGATCGCCAACGCAGATTTGAACACGCTGCTTGAGGACAAAACATGGGCCTGCAGTGGGACGCTGAAAAACACACCGATCGCTTGCACCTTCTGCATTGTGCAGGCCTACGACACGGGGGCGCCCATCAGCGGGAACATCGTGCAGGTCTGCTACGTCCCGAACCTAACCGACAACACGGTCCGCACCTTCTGGCGCAACTGCAATAATGGGGTGACCTTCGGGAAGTGGAGCGAGTCCGGTGCGGTGAAGACGGTGAACAGAATCGCGCCTGATGCTTCTGGCGAAGTTACGTTGCCGAACGCGACGACGAGTAAGTTTGGTCTTGTGCGCCTTGCTGCTGAAGAAGACGTTTTGAACGAAGCTCCCCAGACGGCGGTTTGCACTCAGCTGATCTACGAAATCAATGAGTTCCGACGCAAGTCAACGACGTACCAGGTCGGGGACAAGGTGGACTGTGCCTTTCAGTACGAGCGCTTCCTCGAATGCACGAAGGCCGGCACGACGAGCGCGGACCTGCTCGACACGCGCAGCGTCACGCACGGCCAGGTCATCGCGGACGGCACGGTTGAATGGACCGTGCGTACCCATGTTCGAAGCGTGAATGGTAACGTTGCCGGCGCGGACGGTAATGTTCCGGTTGACGTTGGGGTGAAGACTGTCAACGGGAATGGCCCAGATGGATCGGGCAATGTGAAGGTTGATACTGGCCTCCCGCTCGGTCATCTATTCGCGTGGCCGTACCAGACGCCTCCTGACGGCGCGATCCAGTGCAACGGCGCGACCTACAACCGTTCGCTTTACAAGGACTTCTTCGCCTATGCGACCTCAAAGGGGTGGGTGAAAACCGAAGCGGAGTGGCAGAGCATCGCGAGCGCCAACGGCGGTTATTGTCCGTACTACTCACAAGGCGACGGCTCGACGACTTTCCGCACGCCGAAGTTCGCGCCTTTCATGCAGATCGCAATCGCGGGTTCGAGCGCAGGCAAGTACCACAAGGCGGGGTTGCCGAATATCAAAGGTACTTTTAACGCTTCTCAGCTCACTGACGGGAGTGACTCCGCCTCTGGTGCTCTGATTGTTGGCGGGGGCGTATCAAGACCAACGCCGGGCAGTGCTTCTGACGATTCGCAAAATGGCTTTAGCTTTGACGCCTCTAAATCCAACGTCATCTACGGTCGTTCGAGCACCGTGCAGCCCGAGTCGAACGAATGGATGATTTGCGTTGTCGTGGCAGGCCAAGCGACGAACCTCGGTTCTGTGGATATGGCCGATGTTTTGACGACTGTTGCGCAGGTGCAAGCGGACGTTTCGCAGGTGCAAGCGGACGTTGATGCGATCCCACGGCCGAATGCTTACGTCACTAAAACGTGGAGAAGCGGGACAGAGTGGTATCGCGTATGGTCTGATGGATGGATTGAGCAAGGTGGACACGGTACTGGTGGCACATGCACTTTTAATAAGTCATTTTCTAATACAAATTACACGTTCAATGTGCAACCGTCGAGTGGGTATACGTCTCACCCTGACTGGATTGCGGCATACGAGCACCGCTCAGGCAGAACAACGGCGAAAACGTCAATCACGTATTACGAGGGTGGAAACCAAGGTTGGGATTGGCGCGCCAGCGGATATTGAAAGGAGGGAAGAACATGAATTTTGAAATCGGACAAATTTTCGAGGGCGAATATCCGCCCGAGGCGGCAGTCTTCTGCAACTCACGCGGCGACTGCTACATCGACGAGATCGAGCCGCAGAACGGCGTACGTCGGTTCCAGATCGTTGCGGTGCCCGAGCCGGCCGACGAAGATTTTGCGGTTCATGTGCGAGCCGAACGTGACAGCAAAATCGCGGCGACGGACTACCTCGCCATGCCGGACTACCCTCTTTCTGATGAGGACAAGGCAGCTGTCATGGCTTACCGTCAGGCGCTTCGTGATGTGCCGACGCAGGAAGGTTTCCCGCGAGAAGTTGTGTGGCCAGAAGCTCCCGCTGTGTTCAAGAGAACGAATGGGTAGTTTGTGTGTATCGAAGAATGAAGTGCAGATGCCCGTAGAGGAGCCTGTGGGCATCTGTCAATG